GTTTAAATTTGAAAGACTTGGAGTAGTGAAAGGAGAAAAAATTGGATCTATATTGTATCTTGATAAAGAATATAATGATAAATACGGAAAAGATATTTTTCAAGAAGAGGATTTATGGGTTGAATTTACTGTTTTTTGGAAAAGAGAGCCAGAATTTAAGACTATAGAACATGGAGATATATCTATAACCTATAAAGAATTTCCAGAATGGGATTGGGATCCATGGGTAAGAGAAAATTACATTCAAGACTTATTAAAAGAGGGTAAAATTAGAGCAAAATATGAATAATAAATTAGCAGATATAGTTGGAGGAAAGGTAATTATACATCAAGATACATTAGAAATTCCATGTTTCAAAAAGATATGGAATGATAATGCAGATAAAGATTTAGCTACCAAATACATAGATTACATATTCTTTAAACATCATCCAGATAGTCCTTATGTAATCTCAATGCCATTAGAGTATAGAGATGAAAGATTAAGGAAAGAATTGTTTGCTGAAGATTGGGAACCTACTCCTGATATTATATATGCAGAACAAACATATTTAGAGTTCCTGGATACATTATTACTACAGTTATTAACTGGATATAGAAATACACTAAGTGCCATAAGTAAGTATTTAAATAACATTGTAACAGGGACCCTCGATATGCGTATGGTAAAAGAAGCATTAACTGCCGGAGCTCAATTAGATAAGACTATTAAGTCTGTAACATCACTAGAGAAACAAGTACGTAAGGATGAATTAGAATCATCTAGAGTGCAGGGTGGTAGTGAAGTTGGTCATTACGAAATGCCTAAATCAAGATAATATGGACACATTAAATCACATAGGTTGGTTTCTGTTTTATGCATTTTTTGTTTGGATTGGCTGGATTATTCCATCTATGTATTTTAGAATATGCAGACTAAAAGATACTATCAAGGATATGGTATCAGAACATTCTAAATTATTATCACAAAAGAAATCATCTGAAGTCAGATTAGGCCAGATATCTGAGAACTTAGCGCCATTCTTAAAGGACTTTAAATATAACCCAAAGAAAGCACACTTCTTAGGTAATCCTATAGACTACATTATATTTGAAGAAGACAAGATAGTATTACTTGAGATTAAGTCAGGGGAATCTAAATTAAGTGATGGTCAGAAGAATATAAAGAGATTGATACAAGAAGGTAAAGTAGAATTTGATCAAATGAGGATTAATTAATAAGGAGATGACGAAAACCTTTGATAGAGTAGTCAATATAAATAAATAAATACAATTATGGATGCAATTAAATTTAATAAAACACAAGACTGGACTATTTTTATTCTACGTAGAATAGATGAGGATATGGTTGAAACAGATACTGTACTTGGCGGATTTTACAGTTATATACAGAAAGATAAAAGCACTGATATATTTAATGAATGTACACTTGGTTGGTCTGATGAAGATAAAGATGACGTATACGCAATAATAACGTTTTTTGATACATCGGTTATGCCACTATATAAATCATCAGTATATTATATAATGACAGACACTGGTGGAACAGTAGCCAATAGATCATTTAAACTATAATAAAAAATTAACTAGGCATATGAATAGTGTGCTTAGTCATAAAACAACAATATGGATAATATATTATTAGCGCTTCAAAGAAAATTCTCTCAAGAGTTTGATGAATGGAATAAAAGAGTTGAAAAAGAGCTTAACTTTTTACAATATAACTTATATAAACCTAATGATGATATTGAAGTTATAACTACAAAAAACTCATATAAAGATTGGGATAATGACTAAAAATGTCAAGGTTAAGAATGCAAAGACTCACGAATATGATGGTCAAAAGTTTAAATCAGGGTTAGAGTTATTCTGCTACAAACTATTGAAAGAGAATAACATTCCATTTATATATCAACCAGCATCATATGTTCTTATACAAAAGTTTAAATCAAACTTCAGATGTTACGAGGATACTGGTAAGATTACTAGAGATAAGAATAAGAAGATATTATCCTCTACTAAGCGATTTGATCTAATAGAGAATGTAAGAGAGATTGCATATACTCCTGATTTCTGTGGAGTAGATAATGATTGGATAATAGAAACAAAAGGTTTTGCTAATGATGCATTTCCATTAAGATGGAAGTTATTTAAAGCTAAATTGAACGAAGAAGACTTTCAAGGCATATTAATGAAACCAGAAAGCCAGAAGGAAGTAGTCCAATGTATAGATATAATAAAAGATCAAACAGTTGTAGAATATATAACTGATAATAAAACAAATTAAATTAAACAACGTTTAGAGTACTAAACAATAATTATTGATTATGAATAATAACACAAATAAGGTATCTACTAAAGTATTGACGCCTACAAAAAATGAAATCGTAGCTCCTGTTGATGCAGTTGAGATTACTCCTATAGTAAAGAAACCTTACAATAAGAGACGTAAACGTAAACCAATTACTATTACTGCCCCTACAACTGATACAATAGTATCTGTAACACCAGAAGTTATTGTAGTAAAAAGTACTAAGAAATTGAATATTTTCAAAAGGATTGGCAACTGGATTGCATCATTCTTAAAAGCAAAATATACGCAATTCAAAGCATGGCTGAATAAGTAAAACCCAACAATGGTAAATTTTAGTAAGAAGATTTTAAATTCTAACAAATTCAGAATCCCCGCGATCCACTTTCAGGACCACGGGGTTTACTGTTTTGCACCATATGGGACTACAGAGTATTTAACATATTGGGATACAGAAGCAGAAAGATGTGTAGAGGGTTATATGGCTCCAGATGGTGATTGGATAAGTGGGTATAATTACTTCTATCTAAATTACTGTCCTATATTGAGATTAGTAGAGTTTACGTATAAAGATAGATTTGGTAATACAAAAACTCGTCGAGAAAAATCAAGGGAATTTCCTGACTTTTACGATTATGATTATTATTACTTTACTGCTGTTCAAGAAGCAGAAGAAGAGGGTGGTCATATGACCGTTTTAAAGTCTCGTGGTAAAGGATATTCATTTAAAGGTGGCTCTATGTTAGATAGAAACTACTATCTAATACCAGACTCTAAAGGGTATGCTATTGCTGCAGAAACTGAATATTTAGTCAGGGATGGTTTGCTAACTAAGGCATGGGATTATATGGACTTTATAGACGAACATACTGCATGGTCTAAAAAACGACAAGCAGTAAATACCAAGATGCATAGAAAGGCTTCTATTATTACTACTGATGAAATGGGTAATAAGATCGAGGTTGGTTATAAATCCGAGATAATAGGAGTATCATTAAAGAATGATCCCAATAAAGCTCGTGGTAAACGTGGTAAACTTATATTATGGGAAGAAGCTGGTTCATTTAAAGATATATTGCAAGCATGGCAAATAGCTAGACCTTCTGTAGAAGAAGATGGTAAAGCCTTTGGTTTGATGATAGCATTCGGTACTGGTGGTGATGAAGGATCTAGATTTGATGGACTAAAAGAAATGTTCTATAATCCAGCTGGATACAATATTAAAGCATTCCCAAATATATGGGATGAAGGAGCTGATGGGAATACATGCGCTTTCTTTGTGCCGGTATATGCTAATATGTCCGTATTAGACATAAACAGTAAAAGAATGTTCATGGATAAGAATGGCAATAGTCTAAAGACTAAAGCTATTGATTACGCTATGTCTGAACGTCAAAAAGTAATAGATGGATCGTCTGATTCCAGAGCAATTGATAGGTATATTGCAGAGAACCCTATAACTCCTCAAGAAGCTGTTTTAGAGCTCACAGGGAACATATTTCCTAAGAAAGAACTAATGATACAGTTGGCTGCAATACGTACCAACAGGAAACTCCAATCACATAAACAGGTAGGTGACCTAAACTATATTAATGGAGAGCTTAATTGGACTATTAAGCAAAATGGTGATATAAGTAAATACCCACTTGGTAGAGATGATAAACATGAGGGGAGTATAGTCATATGGGAACATCCAAGTAAGGACACATCAAATCAATTATATATTGCAGGATGTGACCCATATGATCATGATAAGGCTGGGACAAACTCATTAGGCGCTACATTTATATATAAGCGTATACAAGACTTTGAATCGTATTATGATATAATAGTTGCAGAGTATACTGGTCGGCCAGACACGGCAGAAGATTACTACGAAAATGTACGTAAATTATTACTGTATTATAATGCAAGGTTACTTTATGAAAATGAACGTAAAGGTATATTCCCATACTTTACACAAAAACATTCTGATTATTTACTAGCAGATCAACCGGATATCATCAATGATATTATAGGCAAGTCTACAGTACAACGCAGAAAAGGCATTCACATGAATGTCCAAATAAAAGACTATGGCGAGGGGCTTATAAAGGAATGGCTCAATGAAGAATATGCTCCAGGCAAAAAGAATCTAACTAAGATACTATCAGAACCATTAATAGAAGAGTTAATACAATATAATGACAAAGGAAACTTTGATAGGGTTATAGCGCTCATAATGGTAATGATATATAGACAACAACTACATAATCTGCATGTAAAGAAAAAGAACGCAGATGTAAGAAAAAACAATCTCTTTAATAAACCACTATTCAGTAAGGATTGGTGGGGATCATCAGATGATGCATTAGGAGAAATAACAAAAAACTCAGTAGAAATAAATTGGAATTAAAATGAATAACACAACGACCATGTTCCCAGCACAAAAATTAAGTCTTAAAAAGAAGACTAAGGAGTGGGGAGAAGCTTGCGTAGATTATATTATTGGCATGGGGGAAACTGTTCCTTCTGGTTCCGATAAAACTAACTTCGAGGAGATGCAGACATATTATGATCTGTACAATAGTATATTTGATGAAAAAGATTTAAAGTATGTTACAGATCCATTTAAACAAGACGATGGATTCCCTGCTACTGCTCAGGACTTTAATATAATCAGACCGAAAATAGATCTATTACTTGGTGAGGAAACTAAGCATCCATTTAATTTTAGGGTAATTAGAACTAGTCAAGATGCTTCATCTGATGTACAAGATCAAATGAAAAAGATGATTGTTGATTATATGATGGCTGAGATTATGTCTACAATGTCACCAGAACAAGCACAAGAGTTTCAAACAAAACTAGGTACAGGGGAGATTATGCCTCCAGAAAAAATATCTTCTTTTATAACTAAAGACTATAAAGACATTGCGGAAGAAACTGCATATCATAGTTTAAATTATTTAAAAGAGAAACTAAGTCTTCCTCATGAGTTTCATAAAGGGTGGAAGGATGCATTAATTGCAGGTAAAGAGATCTATTATACTGGAGTTATTAATGGAGAACCTAATTTAGAGCATGTAAATCCAATGTATTTTGGTCATGACCATTCACCAGATTTAGAATTTATAGAAGATGGAGATTGGGCAGTTAGACGCATGAGAATGTCTCATACTGAGATATATGATAGATTATACGATAAGATGACCGAGAAACAATTAGACAAGCTACTCGAACTTACTAATGCTAATCCCGGTGCAGGTAGTTATGGCAGGGATGGATCTAATGTAGATTATATCCATTTAGACATGAAAACAGTTTCAGGTCCTGGAGATGATAACATGAATAGTGTTAATCAAGTAAATCTATGGCATGCAACATGGAAGTCTTATAAAAAGATTGGGTTTGTTACTATTCTAGATGAAACTAACCAGCCTCAACAGATGATAGTTAGCGAGGATTATATGGCTATCGGAAATGAATTGGATATAGAATGGAAATGGGTTATTGAAGTATGGGAAGGATATAGATTTGGGGAAGATGGATACGTAGGAATACAGCCGCTAGAATACCAATTTGTATCATCAGATAATTTAAATTCGCAGAAACTACCATATTCTGGAGTTATATATAGTAATACTAATTCTAGGTCTAGATCATTAGTATCTATAATGAAGCCACTTCAGTATATGTATATCATTGTATGGTATAGACTAGAATTGGCATTGTCTAGGGACAAAGGGAAAGTAATAACAATGGATATTACTCAAATACCTAAATCTATGAATATAGATGCTGCTAAATGGATGCATTATCTATCTGCAGTTGGCGTTAACTTCGTTAATCCATATGAAGAAGGCTGGGATATACCAGGTAGAGAAGGTGGTAAACCATCGCAGTTTAATCAGATCTCAGCACTTGATCTAACTATGTCTGATGTAATTAGTCAGTACATAAATTTAATGGCTAAGATCGAAGATATGACAGCCGAAATATCTGGTGTTAGTAGACAAAGACAAGGTGAGATATCTCCAAGTGAATTAGTTGGAAATGTAAATGCCGCTACAACTAACTCTGCTAATATTACTGAACCACTATTCTGGATGCACAATCAATGTAAGAAGAATGCATTAAGGATGCTGCTTAACACTGCAAAAGAATGCTGGAGAGATTCAAAACGTCAGAATATACAATATATGATGAATGACTCTACTAGAATCTTTATGAAATTAGCAGGCAACTTCTTCTACGAAGATATGGATGTATTCATTTCTGATTCGTCTAAAGACATGCAGAATCTAGAACTAGTAAAAGGGTTATATCAACCTGCAATCCAGAATGGCGCAAGCATCTTAGATATTGCAGAAATAATGACATTAGATAGTGTATCTGCGATTAAAACTAAATTAGGTCAGATTGAAAAGACTAGAGCAGAACAACAACAGCAATCAGCTGATGCAGAAAATCAACGTCAGATTCAATTGAAACAAGCTAATGATGAAATCAAACAACAGGAACTTGGATTAAAACAACAAGAACTTGAATTAGAAAAGTATAAGATCGATACTGATAATCAGACCAGGATTACTACCGCAGAGATTGGAGCTTATAAAGGTCAAGTTAATCTTGATGTAAATGGGAATGGTATTCCTGACCCTATGGAAATAGCTAATTTAGCCTTAGATCAAAATAAACATGCTGCTGATCAATTTAGTAAGCAGATGGAACTAGATCAAAAAGAAAGAGCAGCTACATTGAAACACGATATTGATAAAAAGAAAATTGACCAAGAGAAGAAGTCTGATGAAATGAAGATGGACATTGACAGAGATAAGATCAATATGGAAAATAAGAAAATGGATGTTCAGATGCAAATACAGAAAATGAAAGACATGGCCGCCCTTGAACGTGAAAAAATAAAGGCTAGAACTGCATTGAAAAATAAAGTAACAGGAGAACGCTAATATGCCAAAACTTATACCAAAACCAGATGATGCTTTAACTAGAGATTGGAGAGCTGGTGTCCAAAGAAGTTCGTCTACAAACGTAGTTATTCCTAATGAAATTCAATCACAACCAATTGCATCTTCTATAGTAAAAGGAGATGCAACCCCTAAGATGATAAACATAAGAGATAAACGTAGAGTTAGATACACGTCCGGAGAACCTGTTAGCGACTCTTTAGGAAATTCAAAAACAGGAGTGTATCCCACTTCTAGCGCCGTGAAAACTGTTAATCAATCTAAAATAAGGGGAGTTGATCCATGGAATCCATTGGCAGTGTCATTTCAAGAATCTAAATTAGGTAAGGATGATCCTGACAATCCCGGACATATTGTAAATCAAGATTTTACTCAACCTACTGGAGAGGCAGATATGGTTAATGTCCTACAAGATAAGATGGCCGAAGGGAAAAAATTAGGTTATAAAGATGAACTGCACCAATTACAAATGTATAATGGTATGGGGAATCTAAAATCAGATTCTGATAAATCATATAATATTAAAACCGGCCAAGGCTCATCTCAAAAGAAATGGTATGGCGTACCAATTCCTCCTTCTGGTATTATTAATATGAAAGATAATCCTTTATACGGAAAAGAGGTTACTGATCTAAGAGATAATGTACTTAAAAAAAGTACTGATATTCAAAATATAGTAGATACTACCGGGACTCAAGGTGGTGTTTTAATCAAAAATGGAGTTAAATATACTAACCCAAATTACTTAAAGAAGGCAGCTGCTAATAGATGGTTATCTGCTAATACAAAATAATACAATTGATAAATAAACAATTATGAAAGACAATGACGTACTGGGTGGATTTAGTGCAATTTTTGATACACTATCACCTAATGAAGACATGAAATTAAAAGGATTCGAAGTCGTAGAAGACCCAAACGATCCAACAACTGATACTAGGGCATTGGATATTAATACTCCAAATCCATTCACTATGGACGACGAACCCGATGAAATAGTAGAAACTCCAATTCCTGGAAAAGAAAAGGAACCTGAATCAACTCCAGTGGTAGAGTCTGAACCAGAAAAAGAAACTGAACAAGTAGATGAATCTGAGACGGAACAAGTAACTGCATTCTTTGATGCAATCGCAGAACAAGTCGGGTGGAATGATATTACTGATGAAGAGAAACCTAAATCAGTAGAAGACTTTGTATCATACATGAAGAGTGCTGTAGAAGAAAGTAGCGTTCCTCAATATGCTAATGATGAGATTGCCGCACTTGATGAATATGTTAAGGCTGGAGGATCAGTAAATGATTACTTTAATCGTACATCTGATGTAGACTACGACTCAGTAGATTTAACTGATGTTGAATCACAGAAAGCATTGGTTAGTGAGTTCTTAACTGCTAAGGGTTTTAGTGATACTCAAATTAAAAGAAAGTTAGAAAAGTATGAAGATGCTGACCTTTTAGAGGATGAAGCAACTGACGCTATCGAGTTTTTGAAGGAATCTAAAGAACAGAACAAGAAAGCGCTATTGGAAGAACAAAGAACTGCTTATGACAATGGAGTGAAGGAGCAACAAAAATTTTACAACAACGTTGTTGAACAAGTAGAAGCACTAGAGGATGTACGTGGGATAAAAATACCTAAAGAAGATAAGAAACATTTAGTTGAATATATGTTCAAGGTAGAATCTGATGGTAAAACAAAATACCAAAAAGACTATTCGAATCCCGAGAAAATAGCTAAGAACTTAATAGAATCTGCATACTTTACCTGGAAGGGTGATAAGTTGATAGAACAAGCTAAAAGGTCTGGCGAAACGTCTGCTACAGAAAGACTGAAGAATACTTTGAAAACAAACAAAGTAAGTGGTTCAAAACAATCAATAAACAATGGGTCTCCAACACCACTATGGTCTATAGCTTCGCAACAACTATTACGAAGACCCCAATAATTAAATAATAAAACTAAGTTTTAAAATGGATAATGGAATTTTAAATAATCTACAGCTTTACAGAGGAAAATGGTTTTCTGATCTTGTTGATGAAAACATGCTTTCTAATGCATTGTTAACTAAACCTCACGAAGTATCTAGCGTAATTTCTTACGTATTTGGTACCAAGGACGATGGATATAGTTCTGCTCTTGACTTCTTAACAGGTGGTCTTGGTAAAACTATGGTAATTGACCAACGTGAATTCAGATGGTCAGTAATGATCGACTCTGACCGTGCAGTTACAATCCGTTCAGCTAAGTGGAATGGTTCTGTAGTAACAGACCCAACAACGCAAGCAGGATTAGGTAATACACCTATCATGTTGTCATTGGAAGATAAATGGTTTGGTCCTGGTGCAATTATCGAATTGGACGATAAAGAATTTCAGTTACGTGTATCTGGAGCTCCTTACCAAGATGGTAATGAATGGGTTTATACCTGTTTCATCGCAGATAGTCAAGCTACTTCGTTTGTACCTGGTAAATATTTAGTTTCTGGATGTCAAGTATCTCGTTTAGGTTCTGCCTACGAAGAGTATTCTGAAGAAGCAGATATCATCAATTACAATACTCATATTAAATTGCATAATCATTTGACCACAGTTCGTTTGTCTTATGATATTACTGGTACTGCTTTTAGTACTGTACTTGCAATCGAATTAAAAGACCCTAAGACGGGTAAGACTTCTTATTTGTGGTCTGACTTCCAGGAATGGAAAGCTGCTCGTGAATGGAACAAACGTCAAGAACGCCAATTAGTATATTCGAAATATAATGCTAACGCTGATGGTACCACCGATTTGATGGGAACTAATGGTCGTCCAGTTTATATTGGCGCAGGTCTGTTGCAGCAAATTGCTCCAGCTAACCGTAGGTATTATACTGAATTGAATGCTGACTTGTTGGAAGATTTCTTGTTCGATATGTCTTACAATATGCTTGGAACTAACGAACGCAAATTTGTAGCCTTCACTGGCGAAATGGGTATGCGTGAATTTGACCGCGTGTTGAAAGAAAAGATGGGTGCTTTCAATTTAATTGATAGCAAATTCATTACAGGTTCAGGTCAGGAATTAACTTTAGGTGGTCAGTTTACTACTTATCGTATGACCAATGGTATTGAGTTAACTGTTAAACACTTACCAATGTACGATGATATCGTTCATAATCGTAAGTTGCACCCAATTACGGGTAAACCGGTTGAATCGTATCGTTTTACTTTCTTAGACTTTGGTACAAGAGACGGTGAAGCTAATATCGTTAAGGTAGCTAGAAAAGATAGAGAAATGGTTATGTGGCATACTGGTGGTTCTGTTACCCCTGGTGCTGGATATGGTAAATCTATCAACACTTTGCGTTCAAATGCAAAAGATGGTTACTCAGTACACTTCTTAGGTGAAGTCGGCATAATGGTGCGTGACCCAAGGGCGTGTGGGGAGCTGATCATGGACGTAATAGATTAAATAAATTAGCATAAATGGATTGGTTTTCATTTATGCTACAAACAACAGGTAAGTTTACTACGTTATCAAAATGTAATATGTATAAAACTTTTTAAAATATTTTGAATATGGTTTTTCTAATTTCGAAGGTATATCAACCCTTTCGTTTTTGGGTTGATTGTTTTTAATATTAATTTTTTAAATCTTTATAATTATGGCACTTACTTTAGATGGCACAACTACATTACCTGCAATGGGTGGTAGTTCAATGGGCGGCGTTGGTCTTGGCGCAGTTGGTGGTGGAGTAGCAGGTCTCGTATTAGGGGCATTGTTAGGAAACAACGGAAATGGTTTATTTGGAGGCGGAAGCACTACTGCTAACGTAGCAGAATTCGGATCTC